TTCGCACCGTCCTGCTGTGTAACAACCAGGGCGCCAAACTCAGGCGTGACGGCGGAGGACCAGAGCACCACATCACCCGGCGCAACGGCGAGCTCCGCTGGCACGCTCGAGTTCAGCCCCTGAATGATCATGGACTTATCTGACTGCAGCAGCGCCTCCAGCTGCTCGGGGAAGTGCTTGCGTGGCACTGCCACGTACTCACCTTCAACCCGGCTGCCATCTGGCCGGCAAACCGGTACTGCTCGGACGCTGTAGTAGGTCTGATCACCGTCTTCAGGTATCTGGATCTCGCCAGTACCCGCGACCAGATAGGAAATGGTGAGCCCGAGCGCATCCGCGACCTGCACAACCGTCGATACCTTGGTGTCTTTGGTTGTCGGCTGCAGCATGTTGCGGATGGTGTTGGCACCAAGCCGCGCTCTCTCCGAGAGCCGCCGCATACTGAAGCCCTGCCGCTTCATTTCCGCTTTGACGCGTTCCGGCAGGCCGGCGGCGGCGATCTCGTTGCGCGACTGGCTGGGCGTGGCAAGATCGGCAGCGATCTTTTTCACTCTGTCTTGACGCGTGGCGGCGTCCTCTTTGGTCTTTCCGGCCCCGTCTCTGGTTTTGGCATCCATGCGACCTGGTTTCCCTGATTGCGGTCTTTCCGGATACCCTGGTTGTGACGGTTTTTTGGGCATCGGTTCAACCTGCGTGAACAGTTGACTGTTCAGTGCGTGACATGCTATATTTGTCCTCCCTACAAGTCAACGACTCTATCGCACAATGGTCAACAGATCGCAAAGCGACCACGAGAAGGATTTGATGTACCACCGCGGTACACTTTGGTGGTCGCCAACTCCCAATGTGCTGCTGACGACGGCGCAGAACGATCTGGTTAAAATGCGGACGAATGCGCGCGTCAGAAGCGCCAGGACAAGGGCACGACGCGACGGCGCAAAGGCGTCTCACCAGGGGCGCGAGATGCAAACGGGCTTTCTGCCGGAGCACGTGCGCGACGCCCGCACGCCGCTGGATGTACTGCTGGCCGCGTTGAAAGGTATTGAGGATGGCAAGCAAGCGAAGCGCGTCGAGACGCGCTACCTCTACAACAAAGACACCATCCTCAAAGCCATCGGACTTGCTCAGAAGAGCGGTGACGGAAGTCGTCAAGACCATTCCTCGTGAACGTGTCGGCACGCACGCTGTCGAACTGCCTCCGATCCCGCCCTTGGCTGGCAAGCGTCTACTGGCGCTAGACCTTGGGCGCCTGACTGGATGGGCTCTGGAGACACCATCAATCAGTGATTCGGGCACACATACTTTGTTTGATATCAAAGGCAAAGTAAGGACATATGAAGACGGCGAACGATTTTCCGCTTTTGAGGACTTCCTGGACCTGATGTGGCAGCGAAGCAACGGCCTGGACATCGTTGCCTTCGAGGAAGTCCATCCAAGAACACATGCGTCATCCCGGCAGATACAGCTCTATGAAGGCTTCCGCGCTGTGCTGATGTCCTTCTGCCGGCGTCGAAAGACTTGCATTGTGCCTATCCCCGTCGCCACCGTGAAGCGCATCTGCTCCGGTAATGGCCGCGCCAAGAAGGCTGACATGATCGCCGCGGTCTGCTCTCTGGGTTATGCGCCATGGGACGACAATGAAGCGGATGCCATCGCCATCATGCTGACGCTCCTGCTCATGCCCGAGATGACCAGTCCAAAGATCAAGCCCGCACAGAAGGCAGTTGACAAGAAGCGCAAGACGCGTCAAATTGCACAGTCTGATGATCGCACGCGAAAACGCAGGACACCACATGCCCGACGCAAACGGAACACCGACCCCATCCCCGACCATCCGCCGCTTTGAGACCGGCGCGACCAGGGACACGGATCTCAACAAGCCGGACTATGAAGGGTTCCTCTCGCCGCTCGTGGTCGAGGCATACGGCCGGTACATGAACCGGCATCGGTTCCAGTCAGACGGAACCATTCGCGACTCCGACAACTGGCAAAAGGGCATGCCCCGCTCTGTCTACATCAAGAGCGCGTGGCGCCACTTCATGGACTGGTGGATGGAGCATCGCGGCTACGGCTCACGCGAGGGCATGACCTACGCATTGTGCGGGCTCCTGTTCAACGTGATGGGTTACTTGCATGAGCACCTGAAAGAGCAGCGGAGTAAACGTGATGCCGCGGCGGCCACAGCCATCAAGAAGGGGGCAGCTGGATGTTAAGGGGGTCGAGTGGGATTTTCTCGCGACCGAGGCGCCGCCCTGTCCGCTCTGCAAGCGGCCATGGATGGACGCGCCTGACGTGTTCGTGTCGGAAGAGTTCGGTGTGGCTGTCTTTGATGGTTTCGCCTTCTGGATCGACGCAACCGAGGCGCGCGTCCTGCAGGTGCTGCGAGCAAATCCGCTGCGCTGGCTCAGTCCCGACGCGCTCAACCTGCTCGCACACTCCGATCTCCCTGAGGTCGATGTGCCCGACTCCAATGCACGCATCCTCGCTGCCGTCGCATCGCTTCGGAAGTGTCTGAAGCGAGCGGGGTGGCTCATCGAAACACGACGTAACCAAGGCTATCGCTTAGTGAAGGATCCGAACCATGACAGTGCAAGACGCAATGCCAAAGTCCGATCAGCTCGGACGCTATCTCGACAACTTCAGCCTGAAGCAACTCGCAAACGAACTGACCGTGCGCCAGCAGCTGCTCGCGGAAGCCACGCAAAGGGTGGCGGAAGTTCAAAGGGTCATCGCCAGTCGCGTCGAGGAGGATGTGCGTCAGGCACGCAAACTGCTTGGCAAGTACGAGGGCGTCGTGCGCGTCGCCATTGATGGCTGCGAAGTCGTCTCGGAAGTGCCGAGGGACGTGAAGTGGGATCAGAAGGCCCTGGAGAAAGCCGTGGGCGCACTGGCTGAACAGGGCGTCCTTCCCGATCAGTACCTGAAGTATGAGCTCAGCGTCGGGGAGCGCGTCTATGCCAACCTGCCCGAGTGGGCGCGCTCAATTCTGGCTGAAGCCCGCACGATCAAGCACGGCAGAGAAAAGATCACGGTCAACGTCGTGAACGGAGCACGCTGATGGTCTCGCAGATTTCATTGAGCTCGCTGCGGCGTGGCGGTGGCAACCGCCCGCCGATTGGTATCCTGTACGGGCGTCCCGGCATCGGCAAGACGACGTTCGCCGCGCACCCGGCCCTCAAGCCGATTTTCATCCAGACTGAGGACGGCCTTGTCGCCCCTGGCCTCGAGAACGTGCAGACGTTCGGCGTGCTCGCGTCCTACGAGGATGTGCTGCAGGCGCTCGGCGTCATCTATGAGAACCATCAGGACCAGGATTGGCGCACGGTTGTCATCGATGGGCTCGACAAGCTGGAGCCGCTGATCGACGCCTTCGTGGCGCAGAAGAACGGATGGCGCAATTGCAGCGAAGTGGAATACGGCAAAGGCTGGCTCGCGCTGGTGCCTGAGTGGCGCAACTTCCTCGATGCTCTGTTCGCCCTGCGCAATCACTGCAACATGAGCGTGCTGATGCTTGCCCACCACAAGGCGCTCAAGGTCTCGCCGCCGGACACGGATCCTTACATGCAGTATGGCCTTACGCTCAACGAGCGCATTGCCAAGCTGCTCGTGGCAGAGTCCGATTTCGTTTTCTTTGCCACCTACCCGCTGACCACCATCAGTGCGGATCGGGGTTTCGGTCAGAAAACCACGCGCGCGATCTCCGACAAGCCCAGGCTGTACTGCCAGGAGCGCGGCGGATGGATCGCGAAGAACAGGTTTTCCATGCCGGAGTACGTGCCATTCTCATTTGATGCGGTGGCGCGCTTCGTCCCGGCGTGGCAGTCGCTGGCAGCACCGGCGTCTGGAACGGAGCAAATGGAGCAGCATCAGGACGCTGTTTCTTTGCAGTAAGTGCACAGTGCAATGGGCATATCTGAACGGAGCAATGAACGTGACACAGTTGAGCATCTTTGAAAGCGGCCCTGTCGATGTCAGTGACGCGAAGGAGAACAACACTTTCGAGCCGAAGCCATCGGGGACCTATATCGCGGTCTGTACCAAGATCGAGGAAGTCCAGAAGGACTGGGGTTGGGCCGCCAAGGTCTGGATGCAGATCAAAGAGGGGCCGTATGCCGGCCAGACCCTCTTCGATGGCAACTTCATCATCCAGCACCGGACTTCTCAGCAGGCCAACGACATCGGTCGCAGCAAGCTGAAACAGTGGTGCGAGGCGGTCGGAGTGCCGCCGAACCTGCGTTCGTGGGATCCCTTGATCGGCAAGACGGTCGCACTTCGCGTCTCTGTCCAGCCGAAGCGCGAGCACAACGGCAAGGAGTACGGCCCGAGCAACCGCATCGAGGGGTTCAAGGCGTGGGACGGCATGCCCGCCGGCACTGTCATTCCGCAGCGTCCGGCTCCCATCCCGCAGCAGCAGCAGGCGCCTTCCACCGCGACCGCTGCAGTGCCGCAGGGCAATGGTGCCGCTCGCATGCCCTGGATGAAGCACTGACGTCTTGCCATTGCCACTCCCGGTTGCGAAAACCGGGAGTGACAAACACACCGATTCGGAGGCTACATGCTACCCAATGGATTGATGAGCGGCCGCGAGCGCGGCAGGCAGTTGCGCGATGCGATCTATGCGGCTTACGAGAAGACACGCAATTCGCGGCGCTCCATCCGTATTCAGCCGTCGACGTTGGGCAAGCCGTGCGCTCGAGCCTCATGGTACGCGCTGCGCTGGGCTGACGAGCTGTCACAGCCTGACGGCCAGCGCCTGCGCTTGTTCGATACCGGGCACATCCAGGAAGACCGCCTTCTGGCAGACTTGCGCCGCGTTGGTGCTCAGGTCATGAACCGGGACCCCGAAGACAACAGCAAGCAGATCGCAATCGAGACGCTGGACGGCCACCTCAAAGGCTACGTCGACGGCGTTGGGCACAACATCCCCGTTGCAGTTGCGGAGTGGGCACCCGTCGAATGCAAGTCGCACAATGCAGACTCGTTCAAGCGGCTGGAGCGCGATGGCGTCGAGGTATCGAAGCCGGAGCACTATGCGCAGCTGCAGCTCTATATGCACGAGCTTGACCTGCGCACCGAAGGGCTTTATGCGGCGGTCAACAAGGATACCGATGAGCTCTACTTCGAGTTTATCGAGTACAATCCGGTGTACGTCGAGCGGCTGCTGTACAAGGCGGAGCGGATTGTTTTTGCGCCGCACCCGCCAGAGAAGATCCACAACTCGCCCGAGTTCTATCTTTGCAAGTTTTGCAACGCGCGCTCGGTCTGTCACCGTGGAGAGCTGCCGCCCCGCTCGTGCCGCACGTGCATCGAGTGCTTCCCGACGCGCAGCAAGGAGCGCGTCGAGGGCACAGCGGCGGATGCACTTTGGCACTGCGCATTGCACAACAAGCCGCTGACGGTTGAGGAGCAGCAGCGTGGCTGCGACGATCACCACTATCATCCGAACTTCGTCGCCGGCCAGCAGCACGACGTAAACGCTGACGGCACAGAGATCACGTACGTCAACCCGGATACGGGAGCAGTGATCTATATCGACCGCGGTCCGCGCGGGGATGTCACGCAAGATGGTCAGCATTCATGAAGCCGCCGAGTTCCTTGGCGTCGCGGCGCAAACGCTGCGGCGATGGGAACGCGAAGGCAAGCTCATCCCTGACGAACGCACACCGGGCGGACGGCGGCGCTATGACCTTGCGCGGCTGCGCCCCGAGCAGTTCCATGCGCCCGAAGCGGCACGTCGCACCATCGCCTACGCCCGCGTATCCAGCCACGACCAGAAGGACGATCTGGAGCGGCAAAAGCAGGTGCTCGAACTCTATTGCGCCCGGCAGGGCTGGACGTTCGAGGTCATCGCCGATCTGGGTTCCGGCATGAATTACCACAAGAAGGGCCTCAAACGGCTGCTCGATGCGATCTTACGAGGCGAGGTCGGGCGTCTGGTCATCACCCACAAGGACCGGCTGCTGCGCTTCGGCGCGGAACTGGTGTTCGCCATCTGCGAGGCCAAGGGCGTCGAAGTCGTGATCCTCAACCAGGGCGAGGACACCACGTTCGAGGAAGACCTGGCCAAGGACGTGCTGGAGATCATCACCGTGTTCAGCGCCCGGCTGTACGGTGCCCGTTCCCGCAAGAACCAGAAGCTGCTCGACGGTGTGAGGGCCGCCGTGGAGGCTGCGCAATGCTGATCGCCCACCGCATCGCGCTCGATCCGAACAACGTGCAGGCGACCTATCTTGCCAAAGCCGCTGGTGTCGCTCGCTTCGCCTACAACTGGGCTTTGGCCGAATGGCAAAAGCAGTACGAGGCCCATAAGGCCAATCCGGCATTGCCCAAGCCATCCCAGGTGGCGCTTCGCCGCCAGTTGAACGCGGTCAAGCGCGAGCAGTTCCCCTGGATGCTCGAAGTCACCAAGTGCGCCCCACAGATGGCAATCATCCGGTTGGGTCAGGCGTTTGCGAACTTCTTCGCGGGTCGCGCAAGGTATCCGCGGTTTCGCAAGAAAGGCCGCGACGATCGTTTCACGCTCACCAACGATCAGTTCGACATCGACGGCTGTCGCATTCGCATCCCCAACCTCGGGTGGGTGCGTATGCGCGAGTCGTTGCGCTTTGCTGGCAAGATCCTGTCGGCCACGATCTCCCGTGTGGCCGACCGCTGGTTCGTCAGCATCACCGTGGACACGCCCGACAACCATCATCTGCCAAAGGCCGAGAACCAAGGCGCGGTGGGTGTGGACTTGGGTGTCTCGGCTTTGGCAACGCTCTCGACGGGAGAAGCGATCCCTGGACCCAAGCCCCACAAGACGCTGCTCTCCCGCTTGCGCAGGCTTTCCAAGAGCCTGTCGCGCAAGCAAAAGGGATCGGCCAACCGCCGCAAGGCCAAGGCGAAGCTCGCGAAGCTGCATGCCCGCATCGCCGCGATCCGGCAGGATGCCCTGCACAAGCTCACCACCAACCTCACGCAGCGCTTTCACACCATCGTCATCGAGGACCTGAATGTGCGCGGCATGATGGCAAACCGGCATCTGGCGCGCTCCATTGCCGACATGAGCTTCTATGAGTTGCGCAGGCAGATCGAGTACAAGGCGGCGATGCGCGGTGGGCAGGTGGTGGTGGCGGATCGCTTCTTTGCCAGCAGCAAGACCTGCTCGGCGTGCGGGCACAAGCTGGAAACGCTGCCTTTGTCGGTGCGCGAGTGGACGTGCCCTGCCTGCGGCGTGATCCACGACCGCGACGTGAATGCGGCGATCAACCTGAAAAACATGGCCGTGAGTTCCACGGTGTCGGCCTGTGGAGAGGAAGGCTCTGGCTTGATGCGCAAGCGTCAGGTGAAACCGGCCTCGGTGAAGCAGGAAGTCAGCTTTGTTCCTGTCTGATCAGGAATGAGGGAAGGAGCTACACCCGCAACTCCGTAACGAACGCTACTGCGACGCCACATACGCCATAGACGATCCCGAACACGGCCGCGCAATAGACGAACCGTGTCACAGGATCTTGAAGAGCGCTTCCACAGAGAGCCTGACCAAGCGTCCGGAAAATGCGCCGATGGGACCGCCCGTGGCGTGAATGAGCCCCGCCGTTGCCAACAGCAGAGCGATTTTTCCGTACGACGTTAGTGTGTTGAGATTGCCTTCGAGGCTTGCCACCCGCTGCGCCAGCTCGCGCACGCTTTTTGACAGCTCTTCCAGCGCCCTTCGCTGGTGCGGAAACTCCGTTTCGAGCGTGGCGATGCGCTCGAGAACGGTGTCCTCCTGACGCCGCTGGCGCATGACCGTTCACTCCTTGCGTGGTGGCGGCAGACACAACAGCGTCCTCCTCCTCTCACTTGAGAGGCGCAGCCGGGGCGGCGCGCCTGACGACGGGCCGCGAGTCCGCTGACTTAGCTGCGAGTGCAGCCTGTACAGCGCGATTAAGCTCAGCAGCCTGCTGCTCCAGAGCGAACAGGCGCCGATCAACATCCTCCAGCGTGACGGCCGTAGGAAAGGGTGCGCCAACCTGATTCAGCAGAGTGTTCACGCGCGGCTCCACGCGCCGCCCGAGACTGAACACCATGGTCATCACGATGATCGCGACGAGCACGCCAAGCGCGACCTTGACGCCGACACGCACGGCGCGTGTGTTGACCTTGCCGAACAGGCCGGACAGAGCCTCCTGAACCAGCGATACGAAACGGGAGAACAGCGACGCCTGCGGGGGCTGCTGCGCGACAGGAATCTCGCCCATGGGAGACCTCACTTCTGGTTGCGTCATTATTTGAAGAACCACTCTAACACACGCCTCCAGGCGCTCTTTTCGGCGTCGGAGGGTGGCGGGGCCGGCGGCGGGGTTGGGGAGGGCGCTGGCGGCGATTCCGCTCCTGGCACGTCTCCCAGGCCGGGGGTCCACCAGGGGCCTTGGGAGAAGCGCTGACGGCCTTTCTCGAACAGAGCGATCTCAGCTTCCCGGCGGCGCGCCAGGCCCGCCAGGATGCGCCCGCCCCCCATGCGCCACTTGCGGAGCTCGCGGGGTACGTCGTCCCATTGCCCCTCGTTGACCTTCTTGCGGAGGGTCGAGCCGCGGTAAGCTCCTGATCCGCAGTTGTATACAAAACTGACGAGCGCGCCCCGCTGCAGGACATGCAGCTTGCGTGTGGTCAGCCGGTCGAAGGCCGCTTCGTCCTGACGCAACTCGCTTTCGAGATAGCGGGTGGCGGTGGGGCGGTCGATAGGGGGATCTGAGAGCTGCACACGCCGGCCATCGGGGTAGCGTGTGCAGCCCCAGCCGATGGTCGCGACGCCGGCGGGACAAAGGTAGGGCTGCACGCGGTCGGTGTTATCGAACCGCTTCAGATAGCCCTCGAAGGACTTGATGAGATCGACGGCCTCGGCAGGCAGGGCCATCAGGTTACCCCCCTCCGGGCGGTCGTGCGATAGCCGAAGAGGTACCCGAGCGTTGCCAGGATCGCCTCGCCAATGAGCGAGCTCCAGATCATCTCTGCCGCACGCATGCCTTCGATGGTGCCAGCCTTGAACTGCGCCATGGTGCCGTCAACGAAGACGCTTGCTGTCCATGCGAACAGCAGCATCATCATGGCGGCGGTTGCCGGCCGGATCACCGCGTTGAGACCGTCGATCCAGCGGATACCGGTCGGCCGCGCCTGTGCCTCGATAATGGCCGTCATATGCTCGCGCATTGCACGGAACTCCTCGGCCGCGAGGGAGGCTTCCGCCTCGCGCATCTTGGCATCAGCTCCTGCCTTCTCGCGCTCGATCTGCAGCTGGTTCTGCAGCCGCAGGAACTCGATCTCACGACTGTGATTGCGTGTGTCCCGCACTTCCTTGATGATCTCGGGGACGGCGCCGCCGAGCATACCGAGCACGGTGCTGATCAGAGCTGTGATCATCAGACTACCTCTTATGATACCCGGATGTAGCAGGACATGAGGCAGTTCTCTGAACCCTCATCGTCCATATCGATCGTCACATCCGCGGGTGACGCATTGTAAATCTTGTAGGCGAGCCATTGATCTCCGGTATTCGTGGTGTTGATCTCGCCGTCTTTGGCCGGTGTGAAAGTGCGCGGACTGACGGTGCCCGAAGATGAGTACGCACCGATGACCACCAGCGGGGGCGTACCACCGCTCGCCGTCACGACCTGCGCTGTAGGATTGAGGTCTGTGCTCTGCTGACCGACGCTGAGAGCCTGGATGACTGTAATCGGGACATTGCCACGAAACACATAGAGCAGTTTGGCGTCGCCAATATTACCGATCATGCCCGTCAGGGATGCGCTGGCCTCGGCACCGGTCGCCTTCTTCATGCTGAGCACGACTCGTGACAAGCCGCCGGTCGCCGTCGTAATCTGCGTGAAACCGCTGGGTACAGTTGCCGCTGGCGGGCTTGGGGTTACTGCAGCGTAATCCAGCAGCACCAGCAGATCACCGGCCTGGATACTGGCGGGGCCGGTGATGGAGCCGGTATTCTCGTTCGTCGCAGACGTTTGAAACGCCAACGAGGTTACGAGTGGAGCCTTGCCATAGAATCCAGGCTGGAACCTCATACGGTCACGTCCCCAGCGAGAACCCATTCATCGGTGGCGCGCTTGTAGAGCGTGGCGACAGCGTACTGGCCGCCGAGCTTGAGACCATTGCGGGAGCGGATGGTGACACCGCCCGCCGGCGTGACCGTAACCTGCCCGGCACCGAGCTGAGCGATATTGATGTACGTGTTGATCGGGAACGCTACGCTTGCATTCGCAGGGACGGTCAGAGTAATCGCGCTGGCATTGCTGAGCTCGACCGTCTTGCCCTTGTCGCCGATGACGAATGTATAGGTTGTCCCGGTTTGCAGATTGATCGAAGTGAACTCGCCCAATGTCTCCGCGGCGAGTGTGGCGCGTGCAGTTGCAGCATCAGCATCATCCACCAGGGTGCGCGCAAAGGCCGAGAAGTCCGCAACCGCTGCTGTACCGGACCCCGTGAAATAGGGCAGCTTGTTTGCGGCAGACGTAAGTCCGGCGAGCGCGGCCAGTTCGGCATCGAACGCCTGGATCGTGACACCGATGTTCGCAGAGAGTTCGGCTGCGGTGATGTAATCGTCGAGTATGGTCTGTGTGAGTTCGGTCCAGACCGGGCTCGAGATCAGAACGAAGTTGGTGCCATTGAAATAGACCTCGAACGGCTTGCCACTCCTGATGTCGTTTGCCGCAAGGTTGGTGCTGCCATCCGCCTTCTTGATCGTGACCGCCCCAGCCCCGTTGACGTTGAGCGTGGCGCTGCCTGAGTTCGTGTGGTTGGCAACCGCCAGGATGCGCGTTCCGGTCTGCACAGCAGTCAGGAACGACATCGTGACCGTGTACGCGTTCGCAGCGCCACCCGTAGTCCCGCCGTACTGCAGCACGTTCTCAGCGACCTGTCGTGCGCGCGGGGCATCGGTCGCGACCGTAGCCGCACCGAGATTCATGATGCGGAATCCGCCCCAACTGATGTTCGCTGCGACGGCGTTCTCGCCGTTGCGATTCAGGGTCTGCTCGATGCAGTCGGCAAGATCCTCAAGCACATTGTCCATCTTGTCGGCAGAGATGCGCGACGCCGGCGGCCCCGCATCGCGGTCTGCCGGGAAGTCCTGGGACAAGGTGACTGCACCGCCTCCATTCCAAGGCATGTCGTGATCCTCAGTTGACGATGTTCTCCAGACCGCCGCCGATCTGACGGCCGATCTCCTGCAGCACCAGTGCCTGCCCAAGAGGGGTGAGACGGCGCAGGTTGATGTTGCGCCGCGCGAGCTCCTGGGCCAGCAGCCGCTGACCCTCACCCGATGTGTCGGTCAGGAGGCGCGCGATCTGCTGGCGCTGCGCCTGCGACGTGCCGACACCGAGATCGCGAATGACGAGCGCGAGCGCAGCACCACGCTTGAACCCCATCCATGAACCGGCCTGAGCAGCGGTTTCCGCGAACGTCTTGTTCTGGATATTGCGCGACTCCGAGAGCCGCTGCAGATCGCTGCTGATGCGCTGCATCTCGGCTACGTTGTCGAGCTCGTTGCGCACCAATGTTGAGGAACGCGTCGGACCGGGAGCGCCGGGTCGTGCGACACGCTCGAAAATATCCCGATCACGTTCCGTGCGGAGAAATGTCTGCTGCAACCGCCCGAAATCGTTGCTGGCATCGTTGAGTCGGTCATCGACCCCATAGAAGTAGCCGCGGCGCTGATCGGCTTGTCGATTGGGCGGCAGGGTCGTGCGGTCGGCAAGGGTCTGGTCCTGAACCGAGGGTTCCTGATCCATGAGCCGGCGACCGAGGTTCACATCCTCACGCTGCGTATGTGTCTGCCCCATGTCGGCGCGTGCGCTCTGCAGACGATAGCCGCGCGAGCGTGCGGGGGTGCCGCGCGCGAGATCCTGTACGGCGCCGAAGATGCGCACACCTGCCGAGCGCGCGATGCCGTCCTCGGCCGTACTCATGCTCGATGCTTCGCTCATGAAGTCGGCCAGGAGCTGCGTCGGGATATTGCGATCGGTCAGTTGGACCGGGGGCGGGTCATTGAATGGGCGCCCGGCATTCGCTGCTGCCTGCCGGCGCGCATCCCAGTTCCGGAATGCCCGCTGGTACTCCGCTGGCGGCAGCGGGATCTGCTCGCGCGGGATGTAGCCACGTGCGCCCGGAATTGAAAGCGCGTTCGCGGCCTTCTGGTAGATGCGTGCGGCATCGGGACTCTGATCGATCAGATTGACGAAGCCCGGAACCCGCGTGTTGCCGCCGGCAGTCAGGCCGGCGATTGTGGCGCTGGCATTCTCCAGTCTGGCGTTCAGCCGCTCGTTGAGCGCACGCGGTCCTTGGCTTGCGCTGGTCGGGATACCATGCTCTTCAAACAGTCGCGTGCGGAAGGCTTCGCTCTGCGAGACCGGCGTCGTCCGGCCAGGAAGCATGACGCGATCCTGATCCGCAGCCAGGGCGTCGAACACATTGGTCTGCGTCGGCCGGCCGCCGACGATTCGCGGGACGTTCGGGTTCTTGGTCGTCCGTGCCGCTTCGCGCCCGAGCGCGAGCAGACGGTCGTTTCCGGCATTGACGAGGGCCATAGGCGTGCCCGGCACCTGAGCACGCGCCATGGCATTCGCCAGCATGATCGCGGTATTGGTGCCGCCCTGTTCAGCTGCGTCAGCGATCTTGCCAACCGCCTTCTCCATGGTGAACGGCAGCGGCGTATACCGGTCCGGATTGCCGGGGCGAGACCGCACATACTCCCCGATGCGACCATAAATCTCGCGCGGCCCGACGCGCCAGCCCCATCCGGCGGCGGCCATGCCCGGAATGAGGGCGGTCGCCGTAGCGGCGCCGGCAGCACCTTCCGTGATCGCACGACCGGCGCTCTTCTCGTCGGGCGCCTGCTCTCCGAAAGAGGTCAGAGTCGACAGCGGCCACGTGCTCATGAACGTGCCGCCCATGGTGCGCAGCATGGACGGAGTCTGGCCGATGAAGGCGCGTGCGGTCTGTGCTACGGGAGCACCGGCGGCTAGGCCGCCAGCGATCTTTGCAGCTGTACCGAAGACAGGCCCCATACGCTCTTCAGCTTCCCTGGCCTGCCGATGCGTCTCGGGCGCAATTTCCGACCAGGGCTTACCTGCTCTGAGCGCGCGGATGCCGGCCTCGATGTCGTCCCATAAACCGAGTGTGATGCCCTGGTTGACGACGCGCAGGAGATCACCGATAGCCTGTGTCGCGTTACCGCCCGCGCCGTGTTCAGGCGCGAGCTCGGTGCCGGGCATGGTGATCGCGGCGCCATCGGTTGAGACCGCTTCATCGCCGACAACAGACCACCTGCTGAAGTCGGGCTTCGACTTCAACTTGTCATCTTCAACGATGGTCCACTTGCTGAAGTCGGGCATTAATGGAGCCTTCCATCAGGGCCGAGACGCCATTCCTTGCCATTCTCATCCTTGATCGCCTTGCCGGCGCGCAAAGCGGCCTGCAGGTTCTCGGGCAGATCGCTGATCGATGGTACCACAGACGGCGCTGCAGACGGTGCACCAGGCACAGCCGACTGGGCACTGCCGGCAGCATTCGGCTGAGCCTTGTCCTTTGCACTGCTCTGCCACGTCTTGTATGACTCCTCACCGCGCTTGAGCGCCCCTTCGGCATCGATCTTCGGCCGTGTAGCCATGAAGCGCCGCTCATACTCAGCTGCGCGCGGATCTCCGGCCTCCGGCGGCATAAAGCCCTCCTGCTGCAAGCGGGAATAGGCTTCATAGTTGGCGCGCCCCATTTCACGCAGGAGCTCGGTGGCGATGAAGAAGTCGCGCGGCCCCATGTTGGCGTTGATGTAGGACTGCTCCAACTGCTCCAGCTCCTTCTGTGCCGCCGCGGCGCCGGTCACATAGCGCCGGTAGTCATTGAATGCCTGCTTGATCAGGAAAGTGAGAGCTGTGTCCTGTCCTTGGTTGCCCAGGTTTGTATTCAGACCGAAGGTCTTGTTCGCGAAGCGGTCAATGGCCGACCCCGCCTGGCGCATGCTCGTCAGCACGGAAGGGTCCATCTTGAAGACATCGAAGGCAGCATCCAGAGTGCGTTCAGTAGCCTGGATATCGCTCTGCTTCTTCTGCGAGGCGGTGACGACCTCGGGGCGCGCGCGGATGCCTGCCGGCGCCACAGCAGCCGCAGATGCCCCCGCAGGCCCTCCCACTCCCGCCCCGGCTCCCGCCCCCACGCCCGCCCCCACTCCCGCCGCTGGGCCGGGGATAGAGCTGGCACCGCCCTGCGGCGTCTGCACGGTACCGTTGCGGAAGTCGATCACATTGCCCTGCTGATCGACCTTGATGGCGCCATAGGCGATGGCGCGCGCCTGTGCCTCGGGGATACCGAGCCTGACAAGCTCCGCAACCCGCGTCTCCTGCTCGTTGGGCTTGCGATAGACGGACTCCAGGCGCTTGCCGAGCACCGCCGCCTGCAGGGTCGGGTTCATGGAGGCTATCGCAAAGCGCTCCTCGGGGAGCAGGTTCTGCGCACCGCCCAGCAGATCGATGAGGGCCTGCCTCTGTCCAGCGGTATCCTTGTCGGCCTTGTTCTCGAAGTAGCCGCCGGCGATGGCTGCGACGGTGCGCCCGATGCCTTCCAGCGCCGACTTTGGCAGGTTCTCCTGATAGGCGATCCTGTTCAACTGCTCGGCCGTCAGGCGCGAGCGGTCGGAGCCGATCTGCAGTAAGGCGGCGTGTGACATGAGCCGCGGATCGTTCATGGGGACATTGGTGGCGCCGGGCATGATCGGTGCTCCTGTTCCTTCACTCGTGACAGGTGCTGCGCTCGCCGTACTGGTCAGCGGCGCACCACCAAGATAGTTGGCTTCCCATGTCCGGCGGCTGCGCAGTCCCTCGAGGGGTTTGCCGCCGGCATGCACGTACTCCAGCATGATCCGCTGCGCTCTCGATACATCTCCCTGGTCGAGCGCATCAGCGAGGCCACTGCCACGCATCCAGCCCGGCCCGAGATTGTACGTGAACGATGACAGCGCTTCGGTCGCCTGCGGGCTCAGTCGAGGAAATCTGGCCTGCACATGACTGCGCGCCTCGTCCAGCTCCCGCAGCAGTTCCGCATCGGCCTGTTCGCGCGTCAACGCGAGCGGCATGCCGGGACGCCACTTGGTACCGTGACCGATACTCCATTGCTTGAAATCCCAGTAGCGCGGGCGGAAGCCTTCGGTCTCCTTCAGCCGCGCGATGAACTCAGGATTCCATTGCCACAGGTCGGGCACCTTACGCTCCCGGAATGACCGTCGTGTTCCAGCCGCCGATCAGGTTCTGCAGAGCAGCGAGCTGCCTGTTGTAGTCCCTCTGGTCGAGCGCGCCATTGATGGCGCTCGTCGCAACGCCCATGGCGCCGGCGGCGGGCGTGAGCGGCGGCGACTGCTGCGCCCCGCGCAGCAACTCGATCAACGCCTGACGCTTGACCTGGTCGGGGCCGACCTGCAGGCGACGTGGCGCCTGCTGCGGCTCATCGAACGCGAATGCGGGCATCAGACTCTCCGCTCCAACATGTACCGCGGCTGCCCCGGCGCGAGCTCGGGGACCGGTCCGAAGACGCGGCGCTTAGTCAGCTCCTCGTTGCTCTGATCGATGAACGTCTGCAGCATGAGCGCGCGCCGCAGATCCGGATCTGCCCGGTACCAGCCCAGGAGCTCACGGAAATCACCGCGGCTCATGGGTTGGACACCATGGCTCTGCAGGAACGCCTCGGGTGTGGGCCGCTGCGACGGCGGCGGCAGTCCGCTCTCCAGAAGACGGATCAGCATCTCGCGTTTCAACTCGGGCTCGCGCATGACAAACCTCCGTGTAGAGCTCCTGGACCGCCTTGATCAGAACGCCAATGGCGTCGACCACATCGATCTCGCGATAATTGCCTCCGAACCTGTCCGCCCAATCGTCAGCCATCGGCCCGATATGGAGCCGACCACGCGGATCGTCCTTGTAGCGCCAACTGTGCACCGGCAGCGTGGCGAGACGGTCCAGGATGCGCTCTGGCTTCCCGATATCCCACTTCGATTCGCGAGCGGACTTCAGCGCCAAGCGTGCGCCGGTGCCGGCGAGCGCCGCAACGCCCTGCCACATGCTGCCCTGCTGAGCGAGGTTGGCGTTGTATCCCTGCATCGCTGCGTTGTAAGCACCGAGACTGGCCCCGATGATGTCCGGCGCCTGCATGTTGTACTGCGGCATGGGAGGCGCCTGCGGCATGCCGAACCCTGGCGAGCCCTGCAGATACATGGACGCCTCTGACATCGGCTGTGTGCGCCCCAGGAGGTATTCCTGGATCGCCTGCGAGCGCAGGGCCTGCTCGGTCTGCAGACGCTGCAGCCAATCGGCCTGACCCTGCAGATCCTCTCGTGTCGCCGTCTCGCGCAGACCCTGCTCCATCCCGAGCCGGCGCGTCGCCTCCTGGCCGGCAATCTGCGTCGCGCGGTCTGCGGCGTCGAGGCGGGCACGGTTCTGCGTGTCGAGGATGGAGCCGAGCGTCTTGCTGTATGCCTCGCCACCCGTGGGCAGGCCCTGGTCCGCCATGCGCTGCTCGAAGGTGCGCAATTGCGCCTCGAACCCCGGCTCGACATAGCGCATCGCCTGCCGGAAAGCGGCGTCACCGGCCTCATCGACGTAGGAGGCGATATCACCATACGTGCGCGGGTTGTATGGCAGGGCATTCGGATCGAACATCGGCATCTGACTGGTGTCGACGCTCGTGGGGCTGTAGGGCATTCCTGCCAGAGAGAAGGGATCACCGGGGAGATGCTGGAGGCTGCCATACGCCTGCCCAAGCAGCTCGCCCGTGATTGCGTTCTGCTGATTGAAGAGCTGCTGCCCGACTGGACTCAGGCTTGTTACCTGAGAGCGCGGCGTGCCATCGGGATTGCGGTCATACGTGACCGCTCCATAAGGCGTAATGAGATTGACGGCATTGACGCGCGCCGATTCTCTAATGGCCTCTTTGTTGGCTGCCGTTTGCGCGGCCGCCATGGCCTGCGGATTGGGGGCGGGCGGAGGCGAAGAACCCTTTTTGGACATCGCTGATCACACTCGACGAAGCGGGGCGGTTGAGCCACTTGCATTCGTGCTTCAGCATGCCGAGAACGATAGCGTTCGTCTTGCCGTCGTAAGCCCGCCGAAGCACGCCTTCACGCTTGAAGCCGAGCCCTTGGCAGAGCCTGAGTGACCGGGTATTCCCATCGCGAATGATTGCAGTCAGTCGAATGCAACCCGCGATCTCGAACGGGTACCGGAACAGCTCACGCAAGACGCCGGGGAGGCACCATTCGGGACTGTCTGCCGCAATGATAACACGCATGTCATGACCATGCGGCATGACACGGTACCAGTTGAAGATGACGCCAGCGAGCGGCGCGCCGTCCTTGGCTACCCCGATCGACATATGCTGGCCGAGCTCACTGACGTGCGAAATACCTTCGCGCGCCATCCGGTCCAGCGTCCACTGCGCAACAGCCGGGTCCATGATGACATGGATCACAGGAGACCTCCGAGCGAATAGAATCCTTTGGTCAGATGCCACTCTATCCGGCTCTCAGAGGCATCAGCGACGATGCGCAGGCCAATGGCGTCACCCTTCGCATTACGCTTGACCCACGGAGAGAAGTTCCGCGCAGCTCCAGACCAGAACGCAGCGTCCCACTCAGCCTCATCCCATATCGCGAACTCGCCAGGATCGATGGCGGTCGAGAAAGAGCCGATAGGGATATCCTGAAAATCGACACCGACATTGATCGATGTCGATGGCTGGCCATCGGACGTAAACAGGGTCTTTATGAGGCCCATCTGTTTCTCGTAACCGGGGTGGCCCAAGAATGACCACGCAATCTGACCATCACAACGGATGGTGGCCCCATTATCATTGAGCGAGCCATCATCGAAAGCGTATACGACACCATCGTTCGAGCCGAAAAAACAGCTATTGCCCAGCATGCTCCAGGAGAATGCAGGCAACTCGGTGAAGCGGCACCAGCGGCCAGTATTGATGTTGCGCACGTGATGGCGACGAGCTGTCCCCACGCGCGGTATCGTCACGATGAACATCTGCCCTGGCGCGTACAGGTGGAATTTCCAGTCGTCATTGTTCCCGACCGACTGGATCTCCTCGCTGACCGCAAGCTGGATTCTGTCAGACAGCAGTCTGGACTGCTCTGCCACCAGGCCGGATCGCACCATGCGCGCAATAGGCTCATAACCGCGGGATGTGAGGATGTAGAGATCGTCGCCGGCGTTGAGGATGCCGAACCGGGACAAGGGTCGCCCTATGTGAAAGACGCCCAGCAAGGCCCAGCTGTTGGCGTCGCCCGGATCGGAGCCGGTGTATGCCACAACAGTGCCGCCCTCGAACACCGCCACGAAAATGTCATCTGAGCCGCCATCGCCGCCATCGCCATGAATGGCTCCGAGCAACATCAGGTTGCCACTGGTCTGCACGGCAGTCGAGAAATTGAACTGGGTCAGCGCTCCCGCCACGGAGCCGATCCCGCCATACCACATGGATTTGCTGTTCTTCTCGACGAAGAACAGGCGCTTCTTGTAGGTCGTAATGAAATTCAGATTGCTCAGCGTCACGCCGGTGAACGCCGGATTGGCGATGGTGGAGCCGTTATATGACTTCACCACGTCGACCCCGTTGACCAGAAAAAGCAGGTTGCCGAGCTCCGATGTCACCCAGTTGTCGGAGCCGAGTCCGGTTGCCAGCGAGGATGGCGTGCCGGTTGTGACGTTGTAGATCTTGCCGCTGACCGCAGCCAGCAGATGCTGCACGATCCCGGCCTCGTACTGCACGAGCGTCTTGACCGTGCCGGATTCGCCTGTGTCGCAATGCTGGCTATACCCCGGCCGCGAGATGACACTGCGCTGCTGCGGGAACCAATTGTCAAGGATCACCGCATCGTTCGAGCGCATGGCGGCCAAGCCATCACGCGCATTCAAGCCGCCCACAGGCGATGGCAGTGTAAAGGGACGCGCAACGCGCCGCCCCGCCGTCCGCTGCAACGGCTGGCGGGTGATGGTGACGGGGCGGCGGAGCTGTTTGCGGCGGGCAGGAGAACGCATTTAGTGTCTCATAACTTTTACGTTAAGCCGGCCAATGCTCACTTGTCTCACATGGGAGACACTGGCGGTCCGCCCGCGCCCGCCGGTGGCGGCCCTCCCCCTCCCCCTCCCCCTCCCGTCAGCGCCATCTTGATCGTATCGACGGCCTGCGCCAGCAGCGGGAAGGCGGCTTCGGTGATGCCGAACTGCTGCAGGATCTGGATGGCCTGACCGGGGTCCATGGGGGCACCCGGCGCAGCGGGGGGAGCTCCGGCACCGGGCGGCGGGCCGCCAGCGCCCGGATGACCGCCGGGAGGCGGCATGGCGCCAGGAGGACCGCCAGGAGGCGGCATGGCGCCGGCTGGAGGGGCACCGGGAGGCGGCATGGGCGGGCCGCCCGCGCCGGGTGCACCGCCTTGTGCGAGCAGTTGCGCCATGATCTGCGGAGGGACACGAGCATTCATCGTCATACTCCTTACTGGTTCCAGTTGCCTTCGGGGATGAAGCCGGTCCCGAGATCGGTCCGCGGCGTGCGGTTCATGGATAATGTCTCGCGCGGAATGTCCTTGCTGCCGCGCAAGTGCAGGCGCTCCTCGTACATGCGGAATGCCTCACCGTACTCGAGGCCGTTTTCGCGGAAGAACCGCCACCGTATGCCGAGCACCATGAGCTCGTCGTCGAAGCGAACGGTGTCCGTGTCGTTCTGGAACTCGGTGAAGAACGCCACGCCGGCAGAGTTCGAGGCCCATTTATTGCTGACGTACTCGAAAGCGAGCGTGTCACCGGCAGTGTAATCGCCCATCAACAGCAGAGCACCGCCACGAATACGGCAGTAGAGAGCGGCCGGTGAAACAGTGGTTGCTTTCAGCCGCTGCCACGTCTGTGGCGTGAGCGGACCCATGACACGCGTCTGACGCGTCCGGTTCCACATCGTTTCCGCAATGATGTGGTCGAAGTCCGTGAACTGCGTGCGCAAGATGAACTGCTGCTCGGGAGCAATCGCCGCGAAGGTGGCTTCACTCTTGAGCACTTCCCAGTCACCGCGTTCGGTGATCTCATTGCCGGTAGTATTGGCGATGCCCAGCAACTGCTGTGCCAATTCGTCAGTACTACCCACAATGACGGACGGCGGCGTGATACCGCTGTCACGCATCGCCGCCTTGGTCATCTCCAGGAGACTGCGGGGCATGAGTGTTTACCTCACGCCGCGCGCAGCGCGGTGAGATTGGCCTTGTACTCCTCGATCTGCTCGATGGCCTCCTCCTTGTTCTGAGGCGGATGCGCCGAGAACTGAACCACGATCTGGCGCAGCTTCTGGAAGGAGAGCGAGCGATAGTCGGGCGGAATGTCGACCTTGACCACCGCGCCGCTCTGAGCTTCGGCCGCGACCCTGACATCGAGCAACGGGTCCGGCAGCGCGCTCGTATCCATGTGCAGTTTGCGTGCCATTGTCTCCATCTTCCGCATCATCTCGGTGAGCTGATTCTGCAGCAGCACCACCTTGTTCTGCAGTTGCTCGTTCTCAGCCACGAGCTGCGCCGGGACCGCTCCCTTGGCAGCCGTTTCGAGAAACGCCTTGGCGTGCTTGACGAGCTGGCGGCCACCGGGACCGATGGCCATGATGCGGTCGTCGGAGAGATTGGCCAGATCCTCGACAGTCCAGATGTTGAGGTACTTCAGGTCGATCACCTGAGCCCGATTGAGGATAGGCCAATGCTCCAGGCGCGTGCCTTCGGGTACGAACTCCTCGACCTTCTTGAATGCGGCGTACTCCTTCGCATACTGGATCTTGTCGGCCTCCTTAACCCTCCGCTCGACCACATTGTTGCGGTCGCCAGGAATATAGACGCGGACCATCTCGACCTGGCGTACGACAGGGCGGCCCTTCGCCGCCGTCGCCGCAAGATCCTGCACGTCAGCAGTGAAGAACTGCGCGAACGTACGGCCGGAGTGCGGAGGCTTGCGCTCGCGCGATATGTAGTCGTCGGGCAGCTCACCGATATTGAAATCGCGCGTGAACTGCGTAGTGATTTCCAATCCACTCATGACAGAGCACCTTTCGTTAAACCGCGACCACCAGGAAGTCGGTGAGACCAGCCCTGAACACGAAGGCACCCTTGCCAACCGCCAATGAATACGCGGCATTGGCAGATGCATTGTTCATCTGGCCGCCGGTTGGCGGATAGATGGCGAGCGCGTTGGCCCCTCCGTTGATGATGATCTTGCAGTCGCTGATCGCCATGTCGGCCGGCAAGATCACGCCTGCCGAAGCGCCCACCGTACGCAAGAGACACACATCCCCCGACAGCGCCGCGGCGGTACTCTGGGAGTTGCCGGCAGCGGTCTGCGCGAGGTTGACCGTGCCGTACAGGTGCTTGGCGAGCTCGGCCGGGAGACCGAGGCGCATGATTGATTCCATACGAGCCATAGTGGTACTCCGATTTGAGGATGGGGCGGGCGCGGGGGTGACGCCCCCGCGCTCTCAGATCAGGTAATCTGACCCTGGTGGAACGGCCGATTGATCGTAATCAGCCCGAGACCCGTGGACGGGTTGCCGGTCGTCGCGGCCACCTTCGCGCCAAGAATCTGTTCGCCGGCCACAGCCGCGTCATCGACGCTGCCCGGCGTGGCTGCGAGCGAGAACACATCGGCGCCTGGGGTCATGGCGTTCGGCGCCTTGACCGGGACCGTGCCTGCGATGCAGTACCAGCCGAACTGGTTGGCCACATTCGCAGACATGGCCACCGCCACCGGACCGACACCACCCGTTGCCGGCGCCAGCGCAGTGGTCGCCAGGAACGGATCGTAGTCGACCAGGGAGCCCACTACCGTCGAAGCGACGCCCTTCAGGTAGATGAACTCGGCGCCGCCGTAGGTGCGGTGCTCAGCGCGGACAATCGTACCGAGCTGATGCCGCTGAACGGTATCGGTGTCCTCGATAGCCTGGACCCCGATGCCGGTATCAGTGATGACCCAGTTGTGAGGCATCTGACTTCCTCCTTACGCGACGATGACGCCCTGAAGCTTCCGATTCCGCACGGTCATGTTGCCGGCGAAAGCGATGATCTTCACCATGGCGTCCTGGTTGGTGGAATACCGATCCGGATTCAGCGGGACCATGTTGCGAGCCCGATGAGGACGGAACGAGATGTAGTTTGTGTTGAGAAAGTACATATGCGCCGCCGGTGCATCACCGCCGACACCGCCATCAGGCACCACGTCAGCGCCCATGAACTTCAGGTTATCGAAGCCGGCCGCAGCCAACTTCTCATTACTGAAGCGCTGTTGCGCCTGGAGCGAGGCCCAGTAGTAGCCGTAGTAGGTGTTGTCAGCGACGATCAGGTCAGGCTTGTCGCGGTTGCGGCACAGGCTCAGATACAGGGTGTTCATCGCCTGCTGGATGGTCGACACACCCGGCACCAGCGCATTGACAGAGAAGTCGTAGACAGTGTTCTGCCAGAAGGGGAAGGTGCTGGAGTTGATACCACCGACAGTACCGGTACCGGCATCAGCCACGAGAAGCTGCAGACCGCCGATCTGCCGGCCACCATCCGCAGTGCCGTCCGAATAGATGTCGGCACTGAGGTTGTTGACCATCGTGTCCTGGGCGTTCTTGATGCGCGCCTCAAGCAGATCGATGACCTCCTCATCGGATGCGTTCTGCAGCATCTCGAGGCCGGAGATCATGACCGCCACGGCCGCCTGCTTCAACGAGAACTCGGCTGCCGTGAACACGTCGCTCGGCGCGATGTCGAGCGGTTCGTAACCGCTATAGCGCCGGTAGGTGGAGTTCTCGGCGTATGCCAATTCCTCCGTGATGATGCGTCCGCCGGAGACGGGCCGCACATTCTCGCGCTCTCTCAGTCGGAAGAGGAGCGCAGTCTGCTGCGTGACGTTATCAGCGAGCTTGCCGCTCCGATTGCGGAGCGTGGTTGTCGTGCATTGTGTTATCGCGCGGCTCTTTATCCGCGCTTCTATCTCTCGCGAGATAGATCAGACTATATCTTCGCCATTCCGGCGCCGGGGGCTCGTGGGGTCATTACTGCTTTCGCGCGGACCCTAGTCGTTACACCTTCCGCATCCCTCACGCGATCACGCGTTCCATATGCGGCTTGGCTCGGTGTTTGCTCAATGAGCGGTTCACCGACTTCACCCGGTTACGAGACCTAAGCGGACTTCATCTCGTCGAGGTTGGGTGATGGCATGATTCACTCCAAAACCACGGGTTCAACATGATCGCGTAGGTTTTGGAGACGATATAGTCAGCCCTCAAACAAACGCGATCGGTGGAGAAGTGCGTTTGGAGGGCTCATATCCCAGCCGCCGCCGGGGGAGCACATCGCGCCTTTCGGCGCGTCGCTTGGTGAGCCAAGCTGTGCGTGTTCATATAGTGAGCCTGCGGGGTTGTCAAGCCTAGCAGATCACGCGCCCATTGTAGCACAGGTTCCTCGCCGCGTGTTCAGGAGCTGGATATCGTCTCGGCATGAAGAGTTGCTGGTCACGACTCAGATCGGCGCACATTACGCCGGGAGCCGCGACCAGTCAAATGTTCAAAAGCGCTGACCACTGCGTTGAGCTGCGAACGCACGCTCAAGCTCTTGACGCAAGGTCAAGGTGCCCGTCTCAGCCGGCGGCACATGCAAAGGCGCGCTGCTCGCAGTCACACTGGCTCCCGCTCGCTTGGCGCGTTCCGCCTCAGCGATGCGGTCCGCTTCCTCTTTGCGGCGCCGTGCGATCTCCTGACTCTCAAGCAGCTTCTGCCTCGTGTCCGGCAGCAGGAAAACGGCCTTGTCGTATGCGTCTTCGAGCGTGGCGGCAGTGCCCGCAGCCATCAGCTGGGCCATCGTCTGACGCACGTCGTTGAAGAACGGGTACTTGAGGTTCCCGTGCTCATCCTGTGCGTTGACGAACGCCTCGTATTCTTGCGCGGCGGCAGACTGCCATGCCTGAGCCTGAGCGGCTTCCCGCTCACGCTCGGCATTGATCTGCCGCATCGCAAACTGCTCTAGCAAACCTTGTCTCCGCCCCATCTCTTCGAGATGTGCAAGGACATCTGGATGCACGGCCTGAGCGGATTGGGACGCCGCGGGATCGCTGCCATTGGGTTGCGCAGCCGGCGCCGTAACCTGCGCGTGTTGCGGAGCCGTACCCTGGGGAGCGAACAGGCGCGCCAGATCAAGCCCTCTCTGACGTGCAAACAGCCCGATAAACTCAAGGGGGTCGCGATTGGCGATGTCGGCATAAGCCAGGAGCTGTTCGAGCACCTGGATCTCATTCGTGCCGTTCGCGGCCCAAAACTGACGACGAGGAGCGAAGAGCTTTTCCAGCGCCTGATAACGGTTCCGCTCGCCGGCGAGCTCCATCATCTTCTTGGTGTAGTCAGCTTCCAGCGACTTGTTGCGCGTCGAGAGGATGCGCTGGACATGCGCGACATGCTCGGCAAGCTCTGGATGCTGCTGGCGCAGGGCATCGAGCTTGGCCCATTCCTCCTTCTCCTGCTTGGTCCAGCGAGCCGGAGGATCAATCGAGCGGTTATCAGGCAGATCGTCTGCCTTGCCGTCCTTGCCGGATTTGGACTTGTCGTCTTTCGGGTCTGCTGGTGTCTTACCAGTCCCTGACTTGTCGTCCTTGTCCGACCCGGTGCCGGCGGGTGCAGCGGCAGACTTATCGTCAGCCTTCTGCGTTTTGTTCTGAGGCGCAGTCGTCTGCTTAGGGGGCTCGGAGGTTTGCGTGGGTTCAGCTGTAGTAGCCGCGTCCTGCGGCTTCGATGTCTCTGACGTGGACCCTGCTTTCTCCGAACTCTCCTTGAAAGCCGAGACGATTACGTCTCTCAGTGACTCATCCTTCTCCGGGGGCATCCTGGATCTCCTGGCTGCTCCCCTTTCGAGAGCAGCATCCTAACACATGCTGATCAGCGCTCGTTGACAACACCCTCGGCATTGGTGCGCACGTAGGCACCATCGCTCAGGCTGCTTGCGTCAATCTTTTCTGCCTTGATTGGGTCGACCGGACCGTCGTAGCCGTCCCTGCGGTCCGGCCTCTCCGGCGGAATGTGGCCGGCACGGACCATCTCGATAGCGTCCTTGATGTCCTTGGCGATCTCTTCGCGCTCTGCCTTCTCGTCGCGCTGCGGAGACTTGATGCGCTCGTTGCCGATCTCGATGCAGCCGTGATCCTTCAGGTGCTGACGAAGCTGGCTGCGCGTCGTGATCTGCTGCCCATCGATGGGAGACTGGAACTCCTTGATATCGGACATGACATAGGGCGCCGGAAGATCCGCACGCTTCTCCTTTTTCTTCTGCCAATGCTGACGATGAGCCAGATGCTTTGGAATCAAATGCCCATCGCGTACGACGTAACTTGCTCTCGGCATGATTTAACCTCGAATCATAATACTCTGAAGCTCATGCCCAAACACGGAATGGCGTAAGGATAGATGCGGGATCGTAGATCACCACACCATGTGGACCTCGGTATCCCGCTGGAACTCCGATCTGCGATTTGGGCACGGACGACAGCGGACCCTTGAGTGTTTCCAGGATGCGTGAGCGCTCGAAGATCGAGCCCTCCTGTGCCTTGCCGGCGGTGAGCTGTCCCAGCAGACGGCCGAAGCCGCGCAGGTTGACGTGATGGCCAGGGATCATGACGGCCGGCGTCACAATGTTGTCCTGGTCATCGAAGACGGGCGGGCGCTTCATGATAGGACCGATCTCGTCTACTTGGATTTCCGGGTGCCAGAGCTCAGTGCCGTCTTTCTCGATAGTGAGAAACCCGTTATCGACCATCGCCGCGAGGAACGAGGCACGGTCTGGCGCCCACAGATAAAGCTCCACGGTCATGGTGCGGTCATCGCCTGAAGTTGAGCGTTGGACTTGCGCAGGGGCAGATAGAGCAGACGTTTATAGTGACCTGTCTGTGTGGGGGCGCTGCCAACACCTATTCCTATCCGAGTAATGGTATTGTTCGCCAGAGCGAAGGTTACAGAATTAGTTGCTAACCCGCCTTGGGCAGAGACCGCGCTATCCCCGGACATGAACGCGAATGCCGCTTTCAGGGTTTGAGGTGCAGCGGGGATTGCGCCATTGAACGTAAGATCGAACACAAGTCGGATCGTCCCCCTCACAAAGCCCGTGCCGGAAAAGATCACAGGCGTACCAGCCGCATCTGTGCCAAGCCGTATCAGTCCTCCAGTAAGAGGTACACTGGCCTCGACAAACACTGTGCCGGAAGTCGTGCTGTATGGGTACAGACTGTGGGCGATGGTAATGACATCATCTCCACGCGTCACCTGAGAGGCGGCGGTTGGAATATAGGACGTGGGGAAGGAACCTGCTTCGAGTTGAGCACCCCAGAGATAACAGGCTACACTGGCTCTGGTTATGCTATTGTCCGCAGCTGCAGAACAGAAGAATACCCGTCCGACAGTTCCTGAAGTCGTACCTGTCAGACGCAGCCTGTACCATCCATTGGGCAATGCTTCTAGTCCGGCAGAGGAGAAAGTCCAACCTGTGCCAACCACGCCCGACGTGCCAACAACCCCATTCAGAAGATCGACCCAAACCCTGATGCCGTTGTTACCGGTGCCGTCATCAAACACCATACGAACCCACTGACCGCTGACTCGCTTGAGATACATGGAAGCGGTATACGTAGTGGCATTGGCTACGGTAACAACCTGACCATAGATATCAACACCCACTGATTGCCACAGATCAGCCGTCTGTGTTCCATCCGGAGCAATTGCCTGATCCGGCGTTATGCTGACATTGCTCGCGGCCCAGGCAGGATCATCGAACTGCTGGCTTCTGATCAAAAGGTTCGTGCGCTGTTCCTCGATAAGAAGGCCAAGAGGATTGCCGTTTACATCATACTCGGTGCGCAGCGTGGTCCCGCTCTCCAGAAGACCCGACGCGTTCCTGATCCACTTCGTGGAGGGCGAACTGTAAGTGAGCTTGGTACTGGGGACACCAGAAAAATTATTGGCTGGAGTCGCGGTGTCTCTGATGACCATCGACATATCGGTGAAGTCTATGGCGAGACCATCGGGCTCACCGGCCAGGAGCCGGGAAGCTCCGTCGATCAACTGCAGGTCGTTCATCGAGTCCCAGTTGAAGAACCCCCGCGACTCCGCATACGCCTGCATGGCGCCGCTGAGGTGTTCATAGGAAGTACCGAGCGTGCTGTTGATCCACAGCAGCATGCGCTCGTTGAACGGCTTGTTCGCGGCGATGCCCTGCGTGTCCCAGAAGGCGTGCCAGGCAGACTCGCAGGTGCGGTCCTCGTAGCCTGCGCCAAGCGCAGCCAGGAGAGATGCATGCCTGGCGCTCTGGTTAGAGGGTTCGACCATCACGCTGCCCTGTTCTGACCAGTACGGAATGCAGCGCGCGCAGCATCACGCTCACGCTCCGCGAGCTGCGTCTGCTCACTCTCCCGCGCCTGCATGCGATCCCTCTCAGCCTGCTCGCTCTCGTGCGCCATACGCATCTGCTCGGTGGCGGCCTGCTGGTCCGACTGCTGCTGCTGCTGGTTGAGCTGCTGCACCTTGGCCTGAGCGTCGCTGACGACCTTGCCGGCGCGTATGTCATTCTCACGCGCCTTGTTGACCTGTCGCATCTGAAGTTCGATGACGCGCAACTGGAAGTCGTTCTGCATCTGCTTCTCCTGCAGCAGCAGCTTCTGCCGCTCGATGCCGAGACGCTGGCCTTCGAGATCGAGCTTCTTGCGCTCGATATCCATCTCCTCCGGGGTCGGAGGACGCTGCCCGGAGCCCTGCTGCCCCTGCTGCGGAGCGGGCGGGGGTGTAGTGCGCATCTGATCGATGGCTTCCTGGATTGCCGACTCGACCGACCGGGCAATCGGGAAGCCGCGCACTGCGAGCTGGATGAGCTCCCCCAGGAGCGGGAGCATGCCGGGGAACTGCTGGCCCATGGGGATCGCAGCGCTCAGGAGCTGAGACATGCCCTGCATGAAGGCGACACGCTCCTCGCGGTCCTCCTCCAACGAGTTCTGCGCCAGACTCTTCTCGTCGATCTTGATGCGGAACCGGCGCAACGGCGCGCTGCGCAGCAGCTGCAGCGCTGCAGCGAAGCGGTTCACATCGAACTGGCCCTGAGCGTCGACCAGAACCTGCTCTGCCGAACTGATCTCGCGGATATAGTCGTCGCTGTAGTGCTTGCAGATGATCTGCGCCTTGATCTCCAGAGACTCACGCGCCATGCGCGCGATCTCCTTCTGGCGCTGTGCCAGCCGCTTGCTGGCGAAGTTGCCCTTGATCTGCTGTGCCTTGGCGGTCTCTCGCGGATCGCTGTTGCCGCGGATGATGTCGGCAATGCCGGTGATGTCGTAGAGCTCCTGCAGGAGGCGCGCGCGGGCTTGATGCAGCTTCTCCAGAGCAACCATGATCTGCTCAATGGGAAACCATGCAATGGCGCTCTCGAAACCTCCCTGCTCTGAGAACTGCGGCCAGTTCTCAATCGGGATCAGATCGTTTTCATCAGTTTGCGTCAGGATTCTCTTGAGAATGTCCCCGATCTGCGCGTCGTAAGCGCCAACGACACGGAGAGCCTGGGTCAGCAGCTTGATGCGCTGCGTGACCTCATCGAGCTCCATGGCGATATCCTGCCACTCCTTGGGATCAGGGACAGGCTCGAGTGTGTCGTTCGTCTTGGTGCCATAGGCCGGCTTCGGGCAGGGAAAGAACCCGTCGAGCTCGAGGATGTCGTCCTTCTCGTCGAGAAAACCGTCCTTGTACTGCGGACAAAGCCACATCACCTTGCGGGTGGTCTTGTCCCAAATCTCCCATATCTCAGACTTCGCAAACAGGCCCTTGGCATCATCCGTGTTCAGGGTCTTGTCATGCATCTCCTGCTTGGCGTCCGTGACGTGGATCGTCAACGGGGCGACACGGCCCATCTTCGAGCCGAAACGCTTGATCTGCTCCTTCCGCGTCATCGGAACACGGCGGGCAACCCACGGCACATAGCGCCACTTCGAGGCGGCGCCGTGCAGGAAGTCGGAGTAAAGGACGTGCTCTACTTCGCACTCCTCATATATCTTCTCGTCATACTGCTTGCGGAAATAGAGTCCCCTGTCGTCGCGCTGCGGTTCGGCTCCTTCGGGAACGTCCTTCGGATTGTCGACGTAAGTCTTGTCTTCGCTCTCACGCAGACGGAAATAGGGCGTGTACTTATGCCAGACGACGCCGCGGGATGTGAGCAGGTAGTCGTCGCGTGCCTCGGTCAATGCGTCGTGGAGCGTATCGCCGTCGAGGCTGTAGGCAAGCGCGCGCTGCAGGAGCATGGAGGCGTCGCGCGCCACGGGATCCTTGTCGTTGTGCCGGCGGGAGATGTAGGGCTGCGGCGGATCGCTATAGACCAGCGGCTGCATGGTCTGCATGATCGACCAGAGCACGTTATAGCGCCGCTGGGAAATGATCTTCTGACCGTTGGCGGCGGTGGCCTCGTTGCGGATGTCGCGGTAGCGCTCGACGATGCGCTTGCAGCTGTCGTGCCAGTCGCGCGATGCCTTCTTTGCATCCTCGATCTCGCGCAGCCAGCGCTCGACATCAGTCATCTGCGGCGAGGCAGAGTCCTGGGTCTCCTGATTGGGGTTGGACTTCGGCTTGCGCGCCATCACCGGCCTCAAAAGTACTGCTCCACACGGGGCGAGCGCTCATTATCCCACAGGTCATCTAGCGTCATTTCATTGATGGAGCGGGGAAGCCGGATATCGCGCGGGTTCTTGCGTATCCAGGGACGCGACATGCAGCCATAGCGCAGGGCGTCCACAAGATGGTCCTCACCCTCTTTCGCCATGTCCTCGGGATGGTCCGGATCGTGCTGCATCATGGGCAGCGTACGCATCAGGTGATGACAGTGGTGGAAGATGAACAACATCGGCCGGCCGCGATTGTCCGGATCGTCGGGATCACCATCGCCAGTCAGACGTGCGCGAACCTGATCATGGCCGGACATGGCGCCATTGGTGGCCGAGCGCTTGTTGTCCGCCCGCCGGCAGGGCACGCCGCGCCGGCGCATACGCTCGGCAATGGAGGGTCCCGACTGCACCGAGAAGGCGCTGGGGTCCATGACGGTATAGGACGGCTTCTCGCCACGGATCTCCATGCGCAGGATGCCATTGGCAACCTGCTCAGCCGTGAGCTTGCAACCCCTATTGGCTTCGACTGTGCCGTCCAGCTTGCGGCGCACGCCGTACCACTCACGGTACGCAACCAGCGCCCCGCGCGGTATCAGCGTGCCGGTTGTGGGGTGTTCCCAATCCTCGGATGCCACTGCAAACCAGAGCACCCCGAACGGATAGTAGGAGCCCCAGTCGATGGCACGAAAGCGCATCCAGTAACCCGGCAGCTCGCAAGGCGGGATGACGTGACGGCGCGGGTCGTATTCGGGATAGAAGGCGCCCTCGATGGCCCAAAAATCGCCCTCCAGCCATGCGCGCACAAGCTGCTCGGAGCCGACCTCAGCCAGGCGTGAGATATAGCCTGGATCATTCTCCAGGAGGATGCGATTGTCGGTGATGCGGCTCGGGATATAGATGCGCGTGTTCTGAACGTCGACCGTCTTGCCGTTCGGCAACCGCCGGCGCTCCGTCGTCCGGATCGGAGTCCACCCGTTCGGAGCGGGATCGATGTAGCGCGAGCGAATCCAGCCTTGGCCGGGACCGCCGGGGTTGCCGGTCAGGTACATCTGGCACGGCACGCCGCGCGCTGAACGCAGGGTTCCTTTCAGCTTCAGGATCGGAGCGATGTTCGGGAAATTTCCGGCCTCCTCGATTGCAATGTCGGTATTGCAATTGACCAATCCACTGCTCGTTATGTAGTGATTTGCGCCGTCAACTGTCAGATCCGAGACCCATGCGGAACCCACGTAAAAAACTTCAGCATGACCCAATTCCGTACGAGCTGTTATGTGCCGCAGCTCTCCGGTATAGGGGTGGATATACGCAAAAGACGGCCTGGGGTCATATCCGGGAATATTGCCCGTTTCATCCCAAAGCGAGCTCTCGGGGACATGTCCCCCAACATCGATTGGTGATGGAACGACACCTCTGGCGTCTCCTCGAGGATCATGAAGTCGTTCATCAATTTTTCCCGCGTGCAGCACTACAGGGACGGACAACAGCAGTAGCTGCCCAGGTGCCGGGCGTCCATCCGCAAACACTCCATGATCGCTTCGATCACCTTCTAACAAAGCGCCTACGCCCTTACGGATTAGATGCAGTGCGGGATGACGTAATACGGATTGCCAGGACTGACGGAATGGGATCTGCCGCCCGCCATTCTGGGACTGACCCATGTCCGGTTTCGAGAGCAATTCGACGCTGGAGAGCACAGGGTGTGTTATCGGATGAACTTGCTGACCAACCAAGTTCCCGGCGCGGTCCCGCACCCGGTACTCGACACACTCGGCCTCGTAAGGCACGGTTGTCCTCAGTACACGTTTCGGCCCCTCCAACGTCGCAACCAGATCCCCGACAACAACCCGCTCAATAGGCTTGTATGAGCCGTCAGCCATGAGGACGGGCGTACCAACGGCCACGCAATAATCGTGACCCTGGTACTTCTCGGCATCCGTATCGCGATCCAGAAACCGGAACTTGATCGTCGCCCCGTTCGGGAAGCGAAAGATCTTCTGCTGCTCCCTGAACTCAGCGCCATGCGGGCAGAACATCTCCTTGGCGCGCGCTATGATCGCTTCGAGTTGTGGCATCTCCCGCCGAAAGACGATGCCCTTCATGTACTTCTCGAACATGAGGGCCTTGATCAGCAGCTTGCCGAGCACGGCGTCGGTCTTGCCGCCGCCTCTGGCGCCGCCGAAGAATATCTCGTCTGCCCACGTGCAATGGATGAACGCAGTCTGCGGTCCCTCCTGCGGGCTCCAGTCGACCTCGATGTTCCTGTCCCTGACCTGTTCGATGCGCTTTTCTGCGCGCTCCGCCTGCTTCACCTGGCGGCGCCGCTCGCGCATCACGTCCTCCTGGCTGGGCGGGTTTTTGCTGGAGCGCCCCCGCCTGCGCCGCATGTGCTCGGTCATCGCCTATCCCGAGTCAGCGGTCAATTTGATCAGTGAACCGTTCGGAAAGCGCCAGCAGAGGCCGCGCGCGTCCGCCTTTCCGCCGCGCATTTCGATGTGCGGCGAAGCAGCCTCGAAGATGCGGCGGGTACGCGCCGGTGACACATCGATCCTGAATGTCCGCTCTCCGGCGAGAGCAGACTTCACTACAGCATCGATGGCGCTCAACGCTGCCTTACTCAGCCTCACCGTTCGTTCTCCTGCTGTGCGCCCGCATGAGGCTGTCCTTCATGCGGCGCTGGCGGTTGCCGGGGCGCAGGGGAGCCACAGGATGCTCGTCGCCGGCTGTGCCGCGGTCGGTGCTGCGATTGAGTTCGACCGAGCTGACCGGCGCCGTTCCTTGGCTTTCCGGCAGGCGGTGGAGGGGGCGGGGGAGGCGCACGAGCCCCGTTTTCGGGCAGATGAAGGCGTCCTCAGGCAGCGCCGTCTTCTCCGGCTTCTTCTCCGGATTCTCCGTCATCGGTGCTCTCCCGTACCTCAACGATCTCCGCATCCTCGGCCGGATGCGCCGGCGGCAGCGCTGCGCGCACACCCTGCGGCACGAACGTCTGCTCCCAGTCCTGCGGCGTCTGCCGGTAATTCGGCAGCGTGCCTACGACAGTGATCTTCTTGTTGATGTCGATCTGCTGCCGATCGCTCTGGTCCAGGTGCTGCTTGCCCATCCAGATCGCCATCTGAGCGCTTTCCAGCGCCAGATTGCGCTGTGCGATGCGCAGCTCCTTCCTGAACTCGGACTGGCCGTCCAGGTACGCCTGACGAACGCGGTCGTCGCCGTCATCCTCGTCGAGCCGTTCGCGCAGCCAGTCAACGGAGACGCGCAGATACTCCGCGATCTCCTTGATGGACGAGCCAAGCTGAGCCAGCTCCTGGATCTTCGCCAGCCCCACATCAGTCAGCATGTAGGCGCCGCCAGCTCCAATCTCGAAGCAACCGGCGCGCAGCTTCCTTGCACTCATGCAGACGAAGATAGCATAAGCAACAATGCGTTACTGCCGGGGAGGCTGCTGTGCGGCGTCACGCAGCTCGCGCTCAATGTACTGACGCGCCAGAGCCTCGAATGTCAGCTGATCCTGGCCCCACGGACCCTGACACTCCTCGCGCAACCGTTCGATC